AAAGGTGTTTACAAAACACCTTCTATTTGACATTTTTTGACAGATTTTACATTAAAATCAATAAAACCATTTTGAGAAATTAAGCACCCATACGAAAACGCTTCCGGCTCAGAGTCCCAATATTCAATATTTTCGTCATCTGGATTTTGTGTAAACCTTCCATCTTTTAATGGATATGCAGTCCCATGAGGAAAATCAAATTCAACTGTAAATCGCTCTAACATAAAACTCCTATCTTATCGATAAATTTATATTTCTTTGCTTCAGTAGCACTCATATAATAATCTTTTGACATAAACTTGTTAATATCTGACTTCTTTACTTTTCCATATTTGTTCAGAATATCAATCAATTTATCAGTCGCTATATTTATTTCTGCTCTTTCAATTGATTTATCCAAACCAGTTGGGTCATCATAATAAGGTTTATGTATCATAATTCTTATTGATGGATATGCATAACGATGACCAGGTGAACCTGAGAATAAAATGAAACTTGCCATAGAACTTGTAGAAATTCCTACAGTTGTGACATCAATTCCTTTTGATTTCGCATGTTCAATTAAATCTACAATTGCCAATCCTTCGTCAACATCTCCACCTACTGAATTCAAATATATTATAATTGGCTTACCTTCATGAACAAATTCACAAAGTTGTTTAACATATTTGGCTCCTGATTTCTGAGTAATTTCCTCATTAATCCAAAGTCTGTTTACGTCAATTTCTTTCTTCATCTTTACCTCTAAAGGTAAATGTAACAAAAAAATATACAATTGTCAACCCAGTCCACACGATAAAAGTCTCAACTTCTGTTGAGACACTATCTTTATTTGGATGAATTCCAATTATTCTTTTGTAATCATTAATGCCCAGCCATCGGTATTGAACAAGTATCGATGACCATCCAAAGTTTTTATCCTTACTGTATTCGATCCAAATGTATAACTTACTGCCTTATATTCTACACACGCATCTGCTTCAGAACATCCAATTGGACATATTCTAATTGGCGTATATGAACCATTAGCTGTTTTAATTTGTTTATCATCACATTCGTCACATCCAAAGAGACAGAATGCAGTTAGTAATAAAAGTATCTTTTTCATTTTTAGTCCTTCCAATAGCCAAATACTCTGGCAAAATCATTTATATGGTCTGATATGTTTCCTTTATATCCACGGCTTCCTTGATTACCGTCTTCTAATTCTCTTATCCAGTTCATTTCACAATGCATGTTGTAAATCATTCTGTCATACTTTTCCAACTGATCATTGTAATATTGCAATTCAGCAGGAAGATGATCCAATTTATTCAACAATGCAGGGTTAATATGATTCTTATCAAAATAAGACTTTTTACGAATAATAAACTCACAACGCTCTTTTTCTAGAGTAGAAATCTGAGCCATAGTCAGCATTTTCCATTTGTCTATAAGAATTCTATTATAATCTGGATAGTTCAACATTACTTACATTTATCCTTAATACAGAAATCAACTAAACTTTCTGCAGTATTTTCTCTTGTGCATTTCTTAATGCATTTAATAAATTCTTCTTTACTACCTTGAATTTGAACTTCTTCTACAGGTTTTGTTGGCACAATCTTTGTAATAGAATCCAACTTCTTTTCATATTCAGCAAGTAATTCTTGTTTTAACTTTTCTGTATCAACATTTGAAACTGTCTGCTGAACAACAGGCTTTGGCTGTTCAATAGGCTTTGGTTGTTCTGCGGCTTTCTTTGCACGTTGTTGAACTCTGTATTCTGTGACAAGTTTCCATGCCCTTTCATGATTGTTTAAACACCTATTCATGTTTACTGTGCAAAGACTATCAAGAACGTCTATTTTACACTTAGATGGATGTGAATAACACATATCGGCATAAACTTCAGGAGTTTCAGCATAACATTGATCGCCTTTTGATGCACATACCATACCAAAAATCTTAGGTACAGCAACAGCGGCAAGAATGCCCATGATTACAATTACAACCATCAATTCATCTAAAGTAAATCCTTTCTTCATTTAGTCACCTTCCTTAATTAAAACTACCCATTCACCTGAACAAGTGATATGACCTTCCTGTTTAATAGATGGAGTAATCTTTCCATGACAACCTACTGAATAGTATTGTGGATTGTCAAATGTAGTTCCCCATGTGGCCATTCCAATTTCAAGTCCTGAACTAATTTGTCTCTTCAAATAAATTGGATAACCTACGCCAAATAATTCCAATGCAGGTCTTCCATGTTCTGGAGAATCTTTAATTAAAGCACAAGAAACACGTGCTAAAAATGGAACGCTGAGAACTTCAAAAATAGAAAAACAAGTTTTAAATTACATAAAAGAAAATCATAATTTCATAGTAGAAGAAAATAAACGAAAATACTTAGATGGTAAAGAAATAGACATTTATCTTCCAGAATTTAAATTGGGTTTTGAAATTCAAGGTGATTTCTTTCATAAAAATCCAAAATTCTATAAAGATCCTAATGAATTGGCAAATCTTCCTAGAATAGATAAAACTTTAACAGTTCAAGACATTTGGAATAAAGATAAAGCAAAATTAGAACTTGCTAAATCTAAAGGAATTACTTTAGTTCAAATATGGGAAGACGAAATTAAAAATAATTTTGAAAATGTTATAAAACAGTTAGAGGAACTGTTCCAGCAATTCCTCAAAGAATAGGTTACTTATTCTCTGTCCTGTTTTATTATTTATTACTTTGTTCCCATTAAAGTTTCAAGTGCTTTTGCATCACCTAGAAGGTCTACACCAGAAACACCCTTACCATTGGATGTAATCATGTTAGCTGGAACAATTGGAACCTGAATTTTACTAATTGCATCCCACTTATCTTTATTCATCTGAATTTCTGCCTCCATTTTTTCCTGAGGAGTCAAACCTGCAGCGACCAATGCTCTATTAGCCTGAGCTTCTGCTTCCTTTTCAGCCTTAATCTTCTTAGCAACTTCAATTGCCTTTAGAGCTTCAAGACGAGCAACTTCCTTTTCACGTTCAGCATTCAAAATAGCAACTGCCTTTTCCTTTTCAGCCATAGTCACTTCAGTCATCTTCTGAACTTCCTGAGTAGCCTTAGCTTCAGCGATCTTTGCGTCACCTTCTGCCTTTGCGGTAATAGCCTTCTGCTTAGCAGTTTCTGCTGCGGTTGCATTTGCTACACGCTGCATTTCACGTTCCTTAACAATATCCAACTGTTGCTGAGCCTTAGGATCCAACTTTACGTTCTGAATTTCCAACTGCTTTACAACAATACCATACTGAGTAATTGGAGACTTCTTAGTGATAATTCGGTGACCATCCTTATCCAATTTCAGCTTAGTTACACGGTATTCCTGAACTTCAGCCTTCTTTACAACCTTACCAGTAGAGTCGACTTCATCTTCACCAGCCTTTTCCTTAAGCAATTCAATTGTGGTCAAGTATTCACCTTCAACAAGCTGGTCTTCAGCAAGACGACGGAATTCTGCAATCTTTGTGACCTTAGCTTCTTCAGCGGTAAACAATGGAGCGGTCTTACGAACTGCAGAGAGAACGGCATTTCGAACTAGATTATGCTTTACGCCCTTATCACTACGCTGGTTCTTATGAAGTTCAATCAACTTATCACAGTCGGTTGGAAGCTCATACATAAGATAACCGGAAATATCTGCGTTTGCATTTCGAGACAGCGTTACAGAAATGTCATCTTCATCATCTTCATCTCCTTCCCAACCTTCACCGTTCACCTTTTCAGTAGAACTATTGAAATAGAAGGACTTTGCGAGATCATACTTATAGATGGATGCGAAGGCCTTAAAATAAAGACCCTGACCATCTACGCATGACAGCGTTCCGAATGGAGACTGCTTAATGAGCAATTCAGTTGACTGCTTATAACCCACCAACTTTGTGGCGAATACGCCAAGAAGAATAAGAACGCCGACGGTTACAACGGCGAGAATTTTTGACTTTGTCATATTATGTTTTTCCTTTTTTGTTTATTGTTTGATTTTTAGTTTAAGTTTGTTGTTTCGTTAATTTAGTTTATAATAAATCTATACCTAATGAAATAAGTTCTTTGTTTATATTATGGGCAAAAAATCAGGGTCGGGTTGTCCTTATGCACATCGAGCATTTTCATGTTCTTAAGATTTTCAGACTTTTCCCAACTCTGCTGGAAAGCCATCTTATTAAACGGCTTGCACACGATATGCTTACCACTCTTGGTCGGCACAATGAAGAAATTACGGGAGATATACTTCTTTTTCGTATCTGCATCAGAATGCCCGTAGATAATTCCGAGGCAAGCGCTTCCATGAGAAAGTTCAATTTCTTCTTGGATTGTCTTCTTATGCGGTTCGCATTCGCAAATCATGTCAATAATTTCACGTTCGTAAGGCAGATATTCCTTATCGAGGTCCACAATCCAAGTCTTGTCCTTTCCTGCCTGGCAACACTGGCCACAGGCAGAAGCCACAAGATGGAACGGAGAAGAATAAGTTTCGCCAGATGCACACTGTTCGGCAATGTGCTTCATCATTTCAAGTGCAATATTCTTGTAATTACGCTTATTGAGACGGATATATGCGCGAACATTAAACATGTTGCAAAGCGCAATAATATCTTCCTTCACATCTTCAAGGTGCTCAGGAGACTTAATCAGATAGTCCTTAATAGAGCGAGAGTGCATGTTTCCATGATACTTCGGGTCCTTAACACCATTCTTCAGAGGATCATCAGCCTGACGGCGAAGAAGCTGAACGTAATAGCAATCACCGTGTTCACGTTCAAGCATCTGCTTTTCAATGTAATTCTTGATGAGTTCGAAGTTATCAACCATTCTTAAATTCCTCTTTAATTTCTTTTAACAAGTAAAATATAGTTATTTCTTATTGTTTTGTCAACCCTTAGTTTTGTAAAACTTTTTTTACAGTTTCTTATGGGTATTTCCGGCGATAATCAAATCGGCAAGCGGAGAAATAACAACAATCTGATAGAGCATATTAGGCCAACGCTTTTTCATATTATCAATGAAATGGACAGCAGTGAAAATATCGTCAGCAGTATTGAACTGAGTTATGGCTCCGTCCAGAATTTGGTATTTGATTTGAAAGTGCATTGTTTGACCTCTTTTATTTTAACAAGTAAAATATACCAAAAAAGAAGGGTCTTGGAAACCCTTCTTTTTGTAAAATTATGTTTACAATAGCCAATTTTTTGGCTTTTTTATGTAAATTTTTGTTTACTTTTCTTCTTTCCAGCGTCCACAAGATTTGAATTCTGGACAAGAATGTAAATATTGGCAATTTGGAACTAAAACATCCTCAAATTCTGGATTTGTTTTTAGGACTTCATCTCTAATCATGCGCATAATTTTTTGTGCATTTTTTGATGCCATTCCACAAAGACGCTTACGTGCCATAAACATCAATTCCTGTGCATTGACCCACATTATATGGGAAACTGGATGACCTTGTGGTTCTTCATAACGGTCAAATTTGTCTTGTCTATCATTTCGCTGAGACTGAACAAAATGTTCTGCACCCATCTTGTGACGGACAAAACAAACTGAATCACAATAAGGAATTTCCATCTTAATAATAAACTGCAAATAACGAATTGGAGAATGTTCTGATTTTAGATATTTCTTCTTTAGGTCAAGAGACATTTCCTTGTCCATAAGATAATCTTTACCAACTGTATTCAATGCCAAACGTTTTACCCATTGCCAATCTTCATCAGTTGGATGCTTCAATACTTCAATTTTAAAATCCATTTATACTCCTTCACGATATACGATTACTTCTTTGTTAAAATCAATAGTTTTTAAAAGGTATTTCATATTAGAGATGAATTGTTTTGTTGTTGCAAAATAAAAACCATCATAAGTTATTTCATCATCTCGTATAAATCTCCACCAATCATAACGTTGCCAATTAAGTTCAACATCTTCATACGTCACACCATTATAAGCTTTTTCTGCAGCGGCAACTAACTTTTCTATATCTTTCTTTTTGATTCTTACATAACTATTCTTTAAATCTTCTTGACTCCTTATAAGTCTCATCTTTAATTGAATTGGAGAATAATCTTTAAATCTTAATGCTACTGAATATGAATTCAAGTATTCAAAGATTTTTGTTATTATGATATACTTCTTTCTATCTAATGCTCTATATTCTAATTCTTTTTCTCTATCTTTAAAAGATACTTCACCACCTACATCAGATCTATGTGAATCTTTCATCAATGCGTCTATTTGATTGTCAACCAGTTTTAATCTTCTTTGTAGTGCAGCAACATCATGCCATCTTTCTTTTGATACAGTATAGAATACAGTTTCCAAATTAGTCATCCTTGTTTATTATATTTTCATTTATATATATTTGATTTAATCTTTCTACACCTTCGGCATACGAATATATCTGACCATCAATATTCCAATTAGAATCTACATAATTTAACGTATGTATATCATTATCCTTTGTATAGAATGTTATAGATTTAATCTTATCTATTGAGTAGTCAGTACCACCAACACAAACATAAGCAGTGGACAATGTTGCCTCATAGTTTATCATGTTGTCTTTTAATTTAAATGCATTTACCTTACCACAAACATGTTCGATAATTTCACGACCATTGTCTGTATAAGAATAATTAAATTTTGCTATCATGTTTTATTACCTCGTCCCAAGCATGTTCTATAAGTGTATCGACTAAATAATTATTATCAGCACAATACGACATTGTAAAATCAGGAACAGAATATCCTTCATAATAAGGGTCTTTTCTAACATCTTTGTCATACCATTGATGATCAACTGCAGCAGAACCTCTTTCGATTTTCCAATTCCAATCAGCTTGAGATTTTAAATGATAATGATAAAGTCTTACAGGTCCAGTATAATCAGTAATACCATAAGTTGTTTTTGATACACCTGAACCTACAACTTCTGATACACGTATTCCATTCATCCATGGAACATGACCATTTTCTTTATCATTCTTTTTATAAAATTTATATTTTACACCACTATGATAACGGAAAAATGCTTTTCCTTGTGTGGTATAATCATTACGTCTATAGTAATTATCTTTTATTAAACTTCCACCTCTTGATGATGGAAGATTTTTTGAACTCATCAATATCTGTGGTACCAATACACAATCCAAGTGTCTAAACTGACTATCTAACGCAGCTTCCAAATTTGGATAACTAATTACATCCATTGCTGAATGCTTATACCACAAATACTCGTCATCATCCAAGAAATAGATTATATCATTTTCTTGGAAACCATATCTGTTATCTTTCAATATTTCTTCATATAACTTGTATTGATTTGGCCAACCTTCAATCTTATCATAAGTGACATTTAGATTTACATCTTTATTATAAGGCATGCCTAATTTTAAATAATTACTGACAAAGTCAAATATAGGTATAGATGAATCATTGTCGATAATATGAATGAAACATCCTAATTTTAAATACCATTTGAACCAATCTTTAAAGTCTAAATAATTATACGATTTTGTTAAACAAATTATATGAACCATTATTCTATTTTAGATAATACACTTGAATGAACTTCTTTTCTTGCTTGCCACAAATCCATCTTTACTAATTCTTCTCTTAGTTTAGAAAATGAAACTGTAATTGGTAAAAATAAATCATCTACCTTATCAATAGTTGCTTCTTCAGTTTTTAAATCATATTTGATAAAATATGTATCTAAACCTTTCTTAATTTTAGTTGTTTGGAAATCATAGCCATTGCATTCAATTAAACCTTCAATATTCTTGAATTTCCAAATTGCGAATTCATCAACTGTCATCATACTTCCTATACTTCCTCATTTAGTACTTTGCAGAAGTCTATAAAATCATTATAGAAGTTTTCTATATTTTTCTTATACGCTTCTGTTTTACTATACCATTTTGAATTTTGTCTTAATTTAGAATAATCAAATATCTTAATGATATTACTTTTATCTTCTTTTACTTCTTTAAAATGTTTACGTGCACATAGAATAAACCTTTCCAAATTTGTGACATTTAGAAATTTTACAAAAATTTCTCGATTTTTTACGTTATCTCCTTCTACAAAACATGTAATAGGCAGATTATAATCATGTGCTACGGTGTTTAATTTAGACGTTAATTGTAATAATACATTATCCCAAGAATTAGACATTTTTTACTCCTGTTTGAAAATATAATAAAAACACTGGACTTTGTCAACCAGTGTTTTTAAAATATGATTCTAGTTTTTTACTTTTCAGAAACGTCGATAGTGTCCAATTTAATTACTGCATCACGAGATGTATTCAAGTCATTCTTTTGGTCAGCTATATCCTGCTTGATTTCATCACGCTTTAGAATTAGTGGCTCTTTCAACTTTCTAATTAAGTAAGCACTTGTTTTAATATCCAACTTTTTACAGATATTTTCTACCAAGAAAATTGCATTCTGAACATTCTTAAATTCCAAATCTTCAGGTTTCAAGATTTTTCCATTAAAAATAAGTTCCACACATTTCTTGACTTGTTTATATTCAACTAATTGGTCTTCAGATAAAGTAGATACTAATGAAGCTGTTGCTTGCATTACTTCATCTAAATCAAACATTGTTCCTGCAGCAGGTTCATCTGGCAAAGTCACATCATCTTTGTTCTTCTTTCCAAATGTGAAGTCAGGGTCGTCTTCATGACCATCTAAATCCAATTCTTCTTTTTTCTTATCATCTTCGGATTTACCGTCATCTTCCTCTTCACCACTTTCTCCATCTGATCCGCCATCACCGCCGGCTCCACCGCCGCCTCCTCCAGCATCATCACCAAATGGATCTCCTCCACCTGCATCATCTCCGAATGGGTCATCACCTCCACCCATATCATCTCCGCCGCCCATGTCGTCTCCGCCACCAGCGTCATCTCCTCCAAAGTCATCTTCTTCAAATAAGAACTGTTTATCAAGTTTATCTGATAAAGTAATAGTCTTACTTGTTATTTCACCTAAAATATCGGTTAAGTTTTTCATATTACTCCTCTTTAATCTAAAACCTCGTCTAATCTAGAAAGTATAACGTCCTTATTTGAATTTCTAATATTGGAACAAGTAAGATAATTAAAAAATGTTCTTGCTGTTTTTGTATTAGAACGAGTCAACATAATTAGTAAACCCTCTTTATCTTTATTTATTATCATTTGGACGAGAGTCTCCATTAAATCTTCCATCTTTTCACGAGTAATTTCGATATATGAGACAGAAAGCTGTTTCTTGTACTTTTCAAAGAAACGTTCAAAATACTCATCTCTATTTTCGATTTTATAAAAAACTGAATACAACAACTTATATACCTATTAACTTAAATCAAATTCTGGCTGTTCATCCTTTAATTGAAGAGAATTTTCCTTTGCCTTATTTATCATGTTCTGAATTAGATCTAATGTTTGGCTAGAATCCATTGTATATGCATTTATTTGAGTATTCATTGTTCCTGGCTTAGACTGACGCATCTGTGCAATACGTTCTCTTTGTTCTAATGCCTCTTTACGTAAGTTTTCATTAGTTTCTACAACTTGATAATCAGTCATTTGTTTATGAAGCTGGAACAACTTCATAATCTGATTACTAATTGTTTCTGTTAAATTTCTAAATACATCATACATGTGTGGAGGACAACCTATCTTCAATTGATCTGCCAATCCTGCTAATACAGTCTGATTAGTAGCAATCAAAGACATTAGCTCTGTCTTCATGTATTCTATATCATCAATATTATACTTCTGATTTTTTAATTTTTCTTCTACTTTTTCAATATACTTAGGAGATTCAGAAACGGCCTCTGCCTTTTCTTCTTCTATATTAAACTCATTTTTCAATGTATCAAATATATCACCTTCCATAAATTAACCTCACTAAGTATTTATAATCACCTATATTTCAATCCAAATTGTTCTTCTGTCAATACTTTAAAAAGATAACCATGTTGTCGACACCAACGTTTAGCGGCTTCCCACTTCTCATAGTTTCTTCTCAATGTATTACATCTCTCTTGCCAATTTTCTATTGCCTTCTTTGATTTCTTTTGAGGCGGGTCTGGATATTTAATCTGACCAGCCTCATTTAATATAGGTGTTTGACTTTCTGGTTTTACTTCCAAAATATACTTCTTTACTTGTCCATCTTTATCTTTACAAACAAATAAAAAATCAGTCACATATACATGATTCTTTCCATCAATCTGTGAATAATATGGAACTTCCAATACTTCAGAACCCCATTCAATTACCGAATTTGTTCTATCACAGAAGTTGCAAAAAATCTTTTCCCAAGAACTTCTAAATGTAATAGGTTTTGCTCTAGGCATTCTCCCATTATAATTTAGACATTTTTCAGGATGATCTGGCTTAAAACAGCCTTGTAAATAATTACCACTAAATATACTCATTTTTTACCATCCTGTAAAAGGGTCTATAGTTGTTTTTTCCTCGATTTTCTCCTTAGGTTTATATTCAATGTCATATACATTTGCATTTGGATGTTCTTCAACAATATCATTCAATTTCAAAATATCATTGTATTGATATTGTGCTGGCGCTGCACTTGGTGCAATATCCCAAACTGGATCATCCTTAGGAATTGTAGGATTGTCTGCAATAGTATATTTATCATCCTTGTAAACTTTAAGAGTCAATGTATAAGTATGTGACTTTAGACCAAAAGCTTCATCCCAATATTTTACATCTCTAATTTGGTAGAACATTCCATTATAAGGTAAGTAAATAATATCATCAATCTTAGGTTCCCATGTGTCATAAACATCTGGAGTATTTTTATCAGGGCCACCATATCTTGAATAATACTTAAAACTTCCTTTACCTACATATAAGGTCATCATATCTTCACCCCAAATACCTTGTAATTGATATGATCTTACATTAGGAGGAATTGAATTTGTATATCCTATGAAATACCAACTTCTTAAAATCCATCTTAGTTGGTCTTCGGCGAATAATTGGTCTCTTTCTAAATCTTTAGAAACTGCGTAGTAAACAAGTTTCAAACCATATTTACCATACGCATCTTCTGTAGCAATATCTTGTTCAGCAGCATCTTGGTCAGATACTAAACCTTGCGCATCAGAATAACAATCGTCATGATAACCTGACAATGTTGAACATAACCAAGGATATGATGATATTTTTGTATCTGCCATTATTCTAACCTCAAAAATCCATTGTTATTCCATACAATATTCATTGTTCCATTCTTTGCATCATGGAATCTATCAAATTCAATATAAGCTACTGGAATTTCTTGTTCAGGTTTCCAGTTTTTTGCTGGTGCATCTTTATGAACAGTAGTTATCATAATACCATATCCACACATGTGATGCTTAGTAGTTTTATCATTTACTGTGCTTGATGCTGAAATAGCGTTATCACCACCTAAAACTTTAATTACATCTTCTGTTAATGGAGTTGTCTTTAAATTATAACTATCATATTCTTCTTGCACAAATTCTGGTGCAAAACCATAATTCAAATTCCAATATTCAGAATTAAAGTATTCTGTATTTGTACCAGCTTTGATTGTATCTTTTACTACATTTGAAGTTATACCATATTGAGAATATTCATAATCTCTTTTTACCCAACATGTAGGTGGACATTCTTTAGAAAAGATTACAGCTGAAGCTGGCATATATTCCATTTCTTCATAACAAGAATCAGACTCCATACCAGTTCTACTGTTTATACTTTCAATAGATGGATTTAACATTTCACCAATCTTGAATAAGTTATATTTCTTTACCCAATCTTCTTTATTATTAAAATCATCTATGAAGTTTCTATCACCAACAGACAATAATGGAGAAAGATAGACTGTGAATGGTCTATTCCAATCTATCGCTCGAGCGCCAAGCATAAACTTGAATTTTTTGAAAACATGTTTTACTTGTTTATCTGACATTACTTAATCTCCAAGATACAACCTTTAGTTTGATTTCCGAATTTACCTTCTGGCAATTGCATAGACCAAGTACTTAGACCATCACAGTCACCTACACTTGTATCTATATACATTACATTATTACCATCTTCATCATAAACATATAGACCATCAAATGAATCACCTGACAATGCTGATGTATAACATACACCATTATTTTCAATAATTTCTTTTCTAATTTGTTCAGGTGACTTTGTTATACCTAAGTGAATGATGTTATTGTTATAAACAAAGTTTTCACCAGATACTCCCTTAATTGGGTCTGTAATCCAATAACCAACCGTACCATCATTAGACAATGCAAAGTTTACATCATATTTCAATTCACCTAACTTCTTCAAATTACCATCTTTACCATAGCTTGCAGAAGTTGCTGAATATGTATATGTAAAGAATTGGTCTATTTCATCATGTGTCTTGAAATAATCTCTTGCATAATTTGGCATCTTTGCATTTGACAAATCTGGACCAGTTGTTGGACATACTGACCAATCACTCTGATATGAAATGTATACATCATTATAAATGTTCTTACCTGAATGATTATAATCAATTGCTAATGAAGAACCAAAATATGAATATGTTGATTCATGCTTAGATGTTGCATATTTATAAGTAGCATAGCTATAAGATTTTTTACCATTAGAATTATATACGTGTCTATGATCTTGTGTTAATGATATATCTCTACAAATAGAAGCTGGATAATGAACAGTTGACAAAGCATTTTGTGATCTTCTATAACCAGCACCTTGAATTATGTTAGCAGGGTTATTAGGATCGATATAACCATAATAATTCTGTTTAACATTAATTCCTCTAAATAGGTTCTGTGCTAAGAATGGAAGACCACCTTCATTCTTTGCATTTGCAATATTCAAACCTGGCATCCAACCATACTTATATGCGTATGTATCTGTATTACCTGCATTTGAGTCAACCATCATGTTCTTTACAGGAGTATCAACATTCAAATCTAATGTATACAAACCTAAGTTATAATCGTTATACATTAAACCTAAGTCATTTGAATATGCACCATAATATGCATAACCATGGACTTCTTGTGGTGCAGTATCAGGATCTGTTTCTGTTGCATCTGGCTGATCACCCTTCCAAGTATTGATATAACTATTGATACCTGGGAACATGTTATATGTTGGCTTAATTTCTGCAACAATTGGAGAACCAATACCAAATGGACATGTAGCATTACCACCATTCAATTGAATTGGTCCATAGAAATCTCTCTTCTTATAGAATGCAGAGTTTACTGAAGTATCTACACTATCCCAAGGTTTTTGTGCAGCAGTTTCTTCTTCATAATAAACATTTAC